TGATTGTCCCTCTAACCAAATTTACCTACTCAACTTACTCAACTGTGAATGGCAAGCCTACTCAACTTACTATTTTCTAGCCCTGTGAAAAGCCACAGGGATTTTTTGATGTTTGTCGGCCGTCGAATCTGATGAATATAAACCAGAGCAACCCCCAACAAACCCTACTAAATCATCATAACACTTTTCGACATTATTTTCAATGTAGCGAGTATGAACGAACAATAAACTCTACAGCGAAATATGCCTGAAATCTCTGTTTCCACCTGTGACTGGTCACAAATCTATGCCAATCACAGGAGGTAAATGTTATGGCAAACAAAGACAATCAGAGCAAACAGTATCGTATCTACATCAAGGAATCCAAAAGCTGGGTAGACGTAAACAAGGAGTTCTACACGAACTACTACCGTGACATCAACGCCTACCGTAAACGCCAGCAGGAACATGGCCGTTGTGTCTGCCCTGCAAGCAAACGCTATTTATGCGACATGGACTGTATGACCTGTCCGTATGTCAAGGCTGGCGATCAGCTTTCTCTCGATAACACCGTAAGCGACGGTGAAGGAAATGAAAAGAGCTGGCTTGATGACATGCCGGATGAATCCGCAGCTATCGCTGAATTAATGGAGGACGCAGAACTTCTTCGTGCCCTCTACGCAAAGCTGAACGAGCTGGACCCGGAAGGCCGTCTTATCTGCCAGCTTATTATGGAAGGAAAATCGGAACGTGACTGCGGCAAGGAAATGGGCCTCTCTCGTAATACATTCGTGTATCGCAGGGACAAGCTGTTCCAGAAGCTCCGCTCCGAGCTTAAGGACTACATCTAATATGAATGGTCGTCCTCTGATTTTTTAGGGGACGATTTTTCTTTTCAAAAACTTTTTTATATTTTTTCGGCCAAACGGCAATCTCACCTCCATTGAGTAGTGTAAGGCGAAACAAAGCGACCTACAGAAAGCGAGGTGAACATCGTGAAACAGACTTTTCACAACCGAAGCGGCACTGACGCAGAAGTGATTGCTACTCTCACTGCAATCAGTCAGGTATCCGCAAGAATGGCGAAGAATCTCAGAATCATCGCCGCACACAGACAATCCGAGGAAGGAGGAACAGAAAATGTCAAAAATGAGCGATATGGCTATGACCATCGAAGAGCTGAGAAATGCCGCCGCTGCTATTAACGATGTAGCAAACTGGCTCGCACAGCAGTTTGGAGGAGCATCCGAAGCTACTGAAAAAGCAGAAGCCCCTGCTGCTCCTGCGAAAACTGCATTGACCCTTGAGGAAGTTCGAGCTGTTCTGGCTGATAAATCTCGTGCCGGGCATACAGCTGAAATTCGAGAGCTTCTTAAAAAGTACGGTGCAAGCAAGTTGTCACTCGTAGACCCGAAACATTATGAAGCCCTGCTTAGGGAAGTGGAGGTGCTCTAATATGCCACCTAAAGGACATTCAATCCTCTCCGCATCATCTTCTGACCGCTGGCTCCACTGCCCACCGTCAGCAAGACTCTGCGAAACCTATGAGGATAAAGGTAGTGATTATGCTGCAGAAGGTACCGACGCACACGCTCTTTGTGAATACAAGCTCCTTAAAGCTCTCGGCATGGAAGCTACTGATCCAACCAAAAGTCTCGACTGGTACAACGCCGAAATGGAAGATTGTGCCACCGGGTACGCCAGCTTTATTATGGAGCTTTTGGAAGATGCCAAGCAGACCTGCTCCGATCCAGTTGTTCTGATTGAACAACGAGTGGACTTTTCCCGTTGGGTGGAACAAGGCTTCGGAACCTCAGATGCTATTCTCATCAGCGATGGAACTATGCATGTGATTGACTACAAACACGGTCTTGGAATACTTGTTTGCGCTGAAGACAATCCACAGATGAAATGCTACGCTCTTGGCGCTCTGGAGCTTTTCGATGATATTTATGACATCGATACGGTCAGCATGACCATCTACCAGCCCAGACGTCAGAACGTTTCTACCTATGAAGTCAGTAAGGATGACCTGTATCAGTGGGCCGATGAAGTTCTGAAGCCTACCGCAGACCTCGCCTTTGCCAGTGATGGAAACTTCCTGTGCGGTGAATGGTGCGGATTCTGTAAGGCAAAGCATGAATGCCGGGCCAGAGCAGAAGCCAATCTTCTACTCGCACAGCACGATTTCAAACTGCCACCACTGCTTACGGATTCAGAAATTGAAGTCATTCTTTCCCGTGTCGACGAGCTGGTCTCCTGGGCCAACGACATCAAGGAGTATGCACTCCAGCAGGCAATCAGCGGTAAAGAATGGACCGGTTGGAAGCTGGTCGAAGGTCGCTCTAATCGCAGATATACCAACGAAGCCGCTGTATCAAAGGCTGTCGAATCTGCTGGTTTTGACCCTTATGAAAAGAAGCTACTTGGTATCACTGCTATGCAAAAGCTACTCGGCAAATCTCGCTTCGAGGAACTCCTTGCAGCCTATATTGAAAAGCCACAAGGCAAACCTACTCTTGTGCCGGAAAGCGATAAACGCCCGGCAATGAACACAGCAAAAAATGATTTATGGAGGAATATGACAATGAGTAAAAATGTAAAAATGACAAATCCCATGAAGGTTATCACTGGTCCTAACACACGTTGGAGCTATGCCAACGTCTGGGAACCTAAATCCATCAACGGTGGCACTCCGAAATATAGTGTCAGCCTGATTATCCCAAAATCCGACACAAAGACTGTTGCAAAGATTGAAGCTGCTATCGAGGCTGCATACCGTGAAGGTGAAGCAAAGCTCAAGGGCAATGGTAAATCCGTACCTGCTCTTTCTGTACTTAAGACGCCTCTTCGTGACGGAGATCTTGAAAGACCGGACGATCCTGCATACGCTGGCAGCTTCTTTGTGAATGCAAATGCAACCTCTGCACCTGGTATCGTAGATGCAGACCGCAATCCTATCCTCACTCGTTCTGAGGTTTACTCTGGAATCTACGGTCGTGCCAGCATCAGTTTTTACGCTTTCAACAGCTCTGGCAATAAAGGCATCGCCTGTGGCCTTAACAATTTGCAGAAGATTCATGATGGCGAGCCTCTTGGCGGTAAGGCATCTGCTGAATCTGACTTTGCAACTGATAACGACGATGATTTTCTTGACTAATGGAGGTAGCAAACTATGGAGACAATCGTGATTAGCACAATTCTTGTAAACATCTGTATCGGCTGCTTCGCTTGCGTCGGTCTCACTACTGCAATCTCTATGATTCAGAGTATCATCAACGACCATAAACGTGAAAAGCGTGAGCAGGAAAAAGACAAGCGCGACCTCGAATACCACGAAAAGCGCATGAAAGACTTTAAGTAATCTATCAACCTGCTGGCGGTGGAACTCACTGCCGCCAGCACATTTTCTGACAAAAGGAGACAACCTATGAATGAATTTGCAGAAATCTTAAATCTATTTATTGCTAATGTCATCTCCTATACCTTTTTTGCGGCGGTATATGGCTTCATCATCTACAACGTAGGAAAAATCATTTTTTACCTTGTTAGTTATGCGGTATACCACATTCGTCGTGACATCAATAAATATAAATCCAATAAAGATAAACAGTAACAAGGCAGGCGGCAGGGATTTCTCTGCTGCCTGTTTTGTAGAAAGGACAATCTCATGAAAACACTTAGTATCGATATTGAAACCTACAGCGATGTGCCACTTCAGAAAACCGGAGTATATCGCTATGTAGAGTCACCTGATTTTGAAATCTTACTCTTTGCCTACAGTGTAGATAACCAGCCCGTTCAGGTCATTGATCTTGCCTGCGGAGAACAGATTCCAAAAGAAATCCTTCTTGCTCTAGAGGATGAATGTGTCATCAAGTGGGCCTTCAACGCTACCTTTGAACGCATCTGTCTTTCTCGTTTCTTAGGTTATCCGACCGGAGAATATCTGAAACCGGAAAGCTGGCGTTGCTCTATGATATGGTCCGCCACGATGGGGCTTCCACTCTCCTTGGAAGGTGTCACGAATCAAAAAGCGCTTTGA